ATTGTATTCCACAACGGATTGCTAAATGCTTCACCAAGACTTTCATAACTGTTATTCAGATCTTGCGCACCTAATGATGACTCCTGGAGTTCACCGACGATTTTTGCATCTTGTTTGTCGAATCCTTCTTGCAGCGCGATATCTCTAGCAGAAGGCCCAATTTTTTGCATGGTTACCTTTCCGCTTGGATATCGAGTAATTAAATTACCATTGGTGTCATAATGAGTTTGTGCTTGTGGAATACCCTTAATTCCTGCAAACCTATCCATTGCATGTAAAGTTGGATTTCCTGGCTCAATAATTCTTTCATGCTCAAGCTGATTCGTTGCTTCTGGCTGAACAGTCGACTGTTGCATATTAGAGGGGTTCGCCATCATGCCTTGACCTTGCAAATGACCTTTGAGCGCATCGTAATTTTGAGACTCAGGAGATGGTTGTGATATAGGCTCAGAAGGAGTTTGAGTACCCTGATTTCCACCACCCATAAGCATATTATTCCATGCGGCATTGGATGCTGCGCTTTGTGCTTTAGCTTGCAACAACATTTTTTGCAATGGTTGTAACTCAGCATTTCTAGCACTAGCAGAATTAGCCCGACTTTCAGCGCCACGCATATGAGCCAACTCAAGCGGGAACTTCTCCTGCGCCCTGCGTTCTTGAGCCTTCTGCATAGCATGTTGAACCAACATATTATAAAAGTTAGTGCCATGGGATATGCCACGCTCCATACTTACATCTGGAGCCATTGTATTCGGTAATGAGTAAGCCATGTTATCCTCCGAATCCCATTGATGGTATGAATGGCATGTTTGGCTGATTGCTCCAATCATTTCCACCACCACCCATTGGGTTTTTACCCATAATCATAGCCATTACCATAGGCAGCATTTGCATCATCTGACTGCCACCAGCATTATTTTGATTAAATTTATTTTGTCCTTGCCATTCGCCATGCTGTTGAGCACCTTGAGCACCTTGACCAGCCATCTGAGCACCAGTTCCATACATGTTTTCGCCAATACCAGCACCCATCATGTATTTTTGCATCAAGTCATTCATGTATTGTTGACGGTCTTTCTGCATGATATTTCCAGCGCCTTGCTGAATATTGCTTAAAGCAGCACTTGAGCCACCAAGCCCCATTGCGCTTGCTGTATCCATGCCTTGCGTCTGATTCTGTTGCATCAATTGCTGTGCGTACGGGCTTGTTTCATATCCTTTTGACCACTCATCTTGTAGTTGGCCTGGATTCATGAGCTTGGAATATTGATCCATCAAGTTTCCACCAGCTTGCTGCCCTTGTTGAATCCAAGGCTGCCTCATCTGATTGGCTTGGTCATACCCCATCTGCTCTTGTTGGCCAGCTTTTTTATAAGCGCGTCCTGGATGCATAAAACTTGAAAACCAACTCATAATATTCTCCTAAACTATGACGAAACCAGCAGTAGATTCCGCAATGACAATCCATGTTAAATTTGCTTCAACACATATAATTGAAATACTATCGTATCTCGATGAAGAAGTAATGCTTGTCGTTGCAGAAGCTCCAACAGACGCAACCTTAATCGTTTGACCCGCTCCGCATAGTAATTGCCATCCGCCAACACCAAAGCCATCAATAGCCACCTGAGAGCCTACAAACGCAAAATCTGGCAGTGTAAAAACAGTTTGTGGAATACCCTGCGGGATATACCTGCTATTCAAATCAACCTTTTGTGTTGGCAATGTAATTGGGTTAATTGAAGGAAGAAACAAATCTATGTCATCAACGATGCTGCCAATTGCATCCACTAAAACTGTTAGCCAAGAACTAAATTCACTACTAAAGTTATCAGCCGCTAAAGGAACCGAGTCGATACGCTCAAGATTTATCAATTTGCGCCTCCCGATGCGCGACGAACATTCATAACGCCGCCAAGAATTACTATAGGGGCTGCGCTTACGCAAATAAGTTTATAAACTCTGTTTCTTGAAGGGCCGCCTTGATACCACCGCATTCTCCATTGATAAACACCAAGCTGAGAGAACTCCAAAACGTCAGCAGAGAAAAAGGTAACGCCACCATCATCAGAAATAAATAATTCGATGTGCGGCTTAAATAAATCATCATAAATCGTTTCATCAAGCGCAGGAGTTGCGGAACCTTCTTCAACAATATAAGTGACCCCGTCCTCAGCAACCATATAAATAGGGTCTCCATTTATATCCGGCAATTCACCAATAATAAATACCGTATTTGCGAACCCATTTCCCCACTGAAGATATGTGCTATCACCAAAAACAAAATCAATTTCAATGTAATCTGTAATGAACTCACTATAGTCATCTTCAACTATAATCGGAGTAATGTTTTCATAGCGGAAAGGGTAAGCAAGAAATGCAAGGTTTGATTGTGGATCTGGTTCTAATGGATTGCGAATTTCATTGTAATAAACAACACCCGTCATATCATAAACTGCTGGATCATCACGAACCGTCACCAAATGCTTATTATTAAAAAACTGGTGAGACTCTACTCGATTGCGCTCTCCATTTACCTCAATAACACGCGACCAAGTCTCAGTGCTGAAGTTAAATTCCAATGAGAACGAATTTGAAGCCAAATCAAGGCTCTCTGTTGGGTCGTATGCACCAACGGAGACCCTGTAAAAAATCGTGTCCTCATACTGGTATAAGAAGCCCTCAGAGTCAATATTGAGGGTGTCCGTTGTTCCATTATTGTTCGCAATATTTTGTAATAAAACATTTATAGGTTGCGTTGATATAGGCTCAGGCGATTGGCCACTGCTTTTCATAAAAGTAACTAAACCATTACGATTGCGAGCAAGCCAAACTATCATTCCAAAATCTACATCCAAAGTATCCGGATCTGACATGCCGTAGTTAAATTGGAACGATGTATTTTTACGCCAAGGGAAAGTCGTTGTTGTAGTACCATCACTAAACACACTAGGTTGATTCGTCCAAATACCAGTTGAGTAATCAGTGAAAATATACAACTGATTCTGCAAGACTGCCATCTGACGAATAATTCCAGATTCCTGTGCAAATACAACTGGCGTTTCACCTGGAACTGTAAAACATGTCGATGAACTATAACTGCCACCCATATTAATTTGTGACAATTGAAACTGCGTTGAATTGCGGCTAGACACCGCAAACCTGTTTCCAAATGCAACTGGAAATAACGGATTTACCGGACGATTTGGATCATCAACTTTTGTCATAGTAGCAGGGTAAGTTGCCTCGTTAATTACAAACGAATTGTTACCATCACACAACATACAAAATACAGCCTGAGTTGTAGAGCCAACTCCTGGAGTCTGAATTACTGGCAAGTAAGCAAAATATAAGTCTCCAGCAGATTGAGTAAATGATGCGATTGAAATCTGTACCGACTCAAAATCACTATTAACCTGCCAAATTTGTCTGCCAACTACAATATAAACATAATCAATGGATTTAAATATTCTTCTAGGCTGTTGGTCGTAAACCAATATATTTTGACCGTTTTTTTCCACATGACGACGCCCCAATGTTGGGTACATGGCCTGTTTTTTCTTTCCACTTGGAGATGAAACTGCAAACCATCCAGCACAATCTTCTGGAGAAAATTGGGTAAAGCGCTCTTTCGAGTATGAATTCATGATTGGAAGCGGCTTTATCGGCATTAGGATTCCTTCCAAATTCTATTAGAAATCACGGCTGAAATAGTCTCATAACTTACATTATATTTTTTCGCTATTTGCAGATAACTCATAGAACTTTTATCCTTTCTAATTTCTTTAGCTAACTCTAAAGTTAGAACATTTCTTCTCGTATTTCTAGCCTGAACAGTGGCAGTAGTCCATCTGCAATTATCAGGACTATAACCTTTTGATGAATCAATTCTATCAATCGATAACCCTTTTCCTTCTTCGAATCCATTAGCAATCGACCATTCACAAAAAGTATTTCTATCGTTTAACCATTCGTCACAAACTGTTATTCCACGAGCACCATAATTATAATAATCTTGGTTATTTTTGTTATAGCATCTGCCCATCATATGCTTTATAGCTTGGGCTAATTGTGGATGTGATTTTGCATATCTTGATTCAATGATATCACCATGCATACACCCACAATGTTTTCTATATTTCAATTTATTAGGGTCAACTTCATATTCTTTCAAACAAACTTTACATTCTACTGTTGCCCATCTAACACCACGATTAATATCATATCCGTGACATTTTATAGTTCTGAATCCATTAATAAACTCTGGCAATGGCTTTAATTGACTTGGTCTAGCACAACCACAGCTTTTCATTCTATGTAATGCATGATAATTAGTTTTAAATTCTTTCTTACAAATTTTACATAAAGCATTGCATTTGTAGACTTTTCCTTCTTTCCATATTTCACCCACAACTTCAAAGTCACCTATATTTTCCATAATCACCTCCTATTAAAAGAAGTAATTATATCACAACAAACCATACTCTCCAAGCATCATTAATTAGATCCCGCTTCTGACGCGCCAAGCGCCATTCAACCAAGATTCGTTATTCACGTTGATATCTAGATTTTGACTACTGGTAGCTTCCATATCAGCTTTAGCCTCAAGAAACATGCCATCAAGCATTGGAGTCCAAGCATCTGCCCGACCTTTATACACCGCCAAATCACGAGCCAAAGCAAATCTTAAATATCGCTGGTAGTAAGTGGGTAACGTCGACATGTCGTCATTAGAAGTCAAGGTAGCAATCTGCCACTTACCATAAACCGATAAATCATATTCTTGACTAGGAGCGGGGAAAATTTGAAGGCGCGTTAAATTCAATTCTGGCTTAACAATAACGTAACGCGGCAACCCCAGCAGCGTTTCATATTTGTAACTAGAAAAGAACTCGTTGCGTGACTCATCAATCAATGGGTAAGTTACATGCTGCAATGTTACCCAAGCATTTTCAAGATTGACAAGCCTTCCTTCAGAATACACATCCGGTGTAGGAACATAATCAGATTCGCCAAAAGTTATATTACCCTGGCCAATGTTAACGGTAAAATCAACCTGTTTGGCCACGGTTATCATTAAGCCATTCGCGCCATAAGCTCGAAGCAATTCGTTTAAGTATTGGATGCCTTTTGATAAATCATTTCCATGTAATGGAACTGTAGGAGTAGATGCACCGATCAATTGGTAAGCATCCGTAACAAACGCCCTTACGCTTTGCGTTGGCTCTGGCATGTTTTAATCCTCGTGGGCTTGATATCAACTACCTTTTCAGCTGCCTTTTTAGGCGCTCGGTCATCGTTTATTATTTTCAATATATCCTCTGGTGTTGGTGGTGCCTTATACACATAAGGCTCAGCTGTCCATAAGCCACTAGATATTAAATTGCTGAATTCTTCATAGGATTTTGCTAGTTTTTGACCATCTGCGTTATAAACAAACGCCTTAAAAAACTCACGGGATACCCATCTACCCATATACAGCACTTGCCCATCTACCATAATTACCTCGAAAAGATAATGCTCGACAGCACGATATTTTGATACTGTCGAGCATGGTTTGGCATTAACTCATTACAGTTACTGCAAACTCTGGGTTAATCGCAACACCAGCGATAATATCTAACCTATCCAATTGGACGTAGTTACGGATGTCAGCACCAAGGGTGTATGTGATTGCCATTTTGTACAGGTCGCTGTAAGTAGTTACCGCTTCAACACCACCTTTAAGTTCAGTGATAGGAGGAGCAGCAAATACGATAGCTTGATTATGGAACGCAACAGATTCGTTATGATCCATCGCCAATAACAATTGAGCACCGTTAGGAATTGCAGTACTGATGTTTTGACGCGCACCAGATACAACGATTTCAGGGCTTACTGTGATTGTAGCGTTACCACCACCATCTGAAGCAGTTGAAGTCAATACAACGAACTGCGCTGTTTGACTCAAAGATTCATAGGTTAATGGGTTGACCATAAACACGTCAGCAGCAACAGCGAACTGAATCTTATCGCCAACATTGAACGGATTGGCTTGACCAGCAACAAGGCCTGTCAATACAAAAGTGTTTCCACCAGAGATCGGGCCGTTGGTGATTGTTCCGGCAAGCTTGAATCCTGCAACACCAGAAGCTCCAGCCTGACCAACCCCAGCAATTTGACGCTTCAAGAAGTTAGATTTAAAGAAGTCAAAGCCAGACAAGTGACCGATGAAACCATCCATCAAGACACCTTGGTTAACAGTAGCATTGAATACGTTGTACAGACTTCCAGACAATGCTGAAGAAACACCGGGACTGTTTGAGAAGTATCGGTTGCCGTCTTCTGGTATACCTAGCTCAGTCATATATGCATCGGTATTTAGAACTGTTTGGATATCAATTGGAACACCAGGTGTACCTACTGTTTGATAAACTGCTGGCTGCAAGTTCTGAGTACAAATGAATGACTCAACCTTGTTCGCCAATGTTTTAGCTCGTGGCTTCAACATCATATCAAGGTAGGGTTCGTCGCGAGCGCGATCAAATGTCAATTCCATGCCATTAAAGCTAACCATCGAGTGGAATTGCTTGTTAATGGTTAATGGGCGAACAACTTGAACGACTGCTTCATCAGTAGCTGTAGCACCTTCACCACCTAAAAATCTTTCTTCAAGACGATAGTTGATGGTTTGGCCAGTCGCGTATTTCAAGTTTTTGAAATCTGCCTCTAGGTTGCGGTTTGCAACTTTTGAGAAGGATAAATAGTTGATGAAGCGAATAAACACTTCATCCAGAATATACTGGGTGGTTTCAAATGTATTACTCATTGTGGATTCTCCAAAACAATGAATTAATAAATGACCTTTCGGTCGCTCATAAAACGATTGTCTCGGAGGCAGACAGAATACACTCCTTTTGCAAGTGACGGCGCTCGCTTAAATCTACACGTCTTTGGTATTATGCTATCGGTTAGGGTTAATTTGCAACAATCACCTTGCGAACTTCTTTTTACTCTTCATCTCACCACGCAAAATATCATCTACAGAATGACGCTTTATGACCCTGTCGCCAACATCACCCTTAACCATATCAATCGGTCTTGGTGCACTGCTTCCATGGGCCTTAGTCTTCTTCATGCGTTCCTCGAGTTTGCCGAGTTCAACGGCCTGAATCAGTGGGTCACCAATCTTAGATATCCTATCCAGTTCGCCAGCTTGAGACTTAGCCGCAGCATAGATAAACGCAGCAGGGTTATCCATGCCCATTGTTGCCGTAACCATTTGAGGCGTCAAAGGCTTACCCATAACAACGCTTTCAAAGTCGTCATACTTTGCAGCACCTGAATTGAATTTAATCTCAAACTCTGCTTGTCGTTGCTGTTGCGCTTGTTGCCAAGATTGCTCTTGCAACTTTTGTTCGCGCTTGCTGAGTGTTTGCTCAACGAATGATTCTAGTTGTGTTTCCCATGATTCGCCGTCTTCATTTTGTGGTTGCGCTGCTTGTTGCTGGATTGGTTGCGTTGGTTGCTGTGCGTTCTCGTGCTTCTCCTTCACCCTTCTGCGTATCATTTCCTGCACTTCTGCTTCGGTATATACCTTTTCTTTCTTAGAAACTGGCGTCCCGTAGTCGTCTGTTTGCGTGGCTTCTGGCTCACTTTGCGGGGGTGTTTCTGTAGCTGCCTCCACAGGCTCGCTACGTGTAGGCAGATTTGGCGGCTCGTGCTCTATTTGTGTACTTGTATCTTCAAGATTTACAGGCTCTGGCGTTGCCGCTACCAGTACATCACTTAGTTTTTCATCAATGTTTGTTAGGCTCATTTTTTCCCTTTTGTTTTAGTGTTTGACTGTGCATTAATAACTTAACCATGTTATCCGCATGGGCTATCTGTTCGTTTGATTGCGTGCGTTCTGCTTCACTCGCAAATCGCAGTTCCATCTCTTGCAATTGTGCTGCCGCCAATACTTTCTTAGTTTCTAGCTCTTCGAATTTAAGGTTCAACTCTTCCTCACTCAGCTTATTATCCATCATGAGTTTTTGTTGTTCCATCTGCAATTGCTGTTGTTTAAGTTGCAACTCTTGCATTTTAACCATAATGATTGGGTCGGGTTGCTGTGGTTTCGGTGGTATTGGTTGGCCTGTCTTGCCCGCTTCGATAATTTCAGGCGGTACAAGTGTGCGCAGTCGATTGCGTAACTCGTTGCTATTCGCGAGTGGCAAGTTTTCAACGTACAAATCAGCAACCATGTTAAATAGCTCTGGATTGGCTTGCAGTATCATGTTGAGTGATTCTAAATTTTCCTGCTTTTGTCCTTCCCAACTTGGGCCAGGTATAAGACGGATCTTATACTTTCCTTGCGTCATATCGTTTTGTGTTTGACCGCCGTATTCATCCATTTGTTGATTGAGTGTTATTTGTGTGTTCCCTGCATCTTTCATATTGAGCATCATGGTTCGCTCGGTGTCGTAAACAATTGGAATCATCTCGTCAATAATGGATGCTGTGCAAGCAATAGCACGATTGAGAGAATCAAAAGGTATATACGTTGCATAAGCACCACGCTTGGTTCGAGCATCAATAGCATTACCAGATATCTCATTGCCCTGCTCGCCAAGTTGCGCGTTGTACATTCCAGTACAGGATTGAATATCCATCAATGCACGTTCGTATTGTTGTACTAATGATTGCGATAATTCGGGGGGTCGTAGTTGTTGGGGAATGAATCCTGATTGAACTTCATCAAATTTTAATCCGCCTTGGATATTTACAGGGTCACGCCAAATCTGTGCCGTGTCATTGCTTCGTGCGTTACCGGATGCAATAAGAAACTGGTCGTATCTCGATATCTTGAGCAAGTACGCTGATTGCGTGGCGATATAATTGATGTACCGTTGCGCGTCTTTTGTGTCTTTGATGAATGGTCTAACTATTTGCGATCCTTCCTTATTGTAGAAAGAGTTTTGATCTACGAAGATTATCGGCAATTGCTGGCTTGGAAAGTCCTCTTCATCCAATATATAGTCACCAGCAATTAAGAAATGAATCACTTTGTAGCGTGGCGCTCTTCGTTTCTCTTCGACGGTGACTATCTGCCCCTGGTCGATAAGCATTTCTACATCATCAACCATTACACGTTCTAACTCCCTAAACTCATCATGGTCTATCGTTCTGCCATTGCTTAGACGATACAGGTTAATCGTTTGATATTTGCGCTCGTAGAAGTGGCAAAGCGTAACTGATTCATCATCATTAAACACGCTACCGTCTTCGATGTTGCTTGGCGGTATATCGCGCTCTAATTTCTTGCCATATATAGCGGCAAATTTACGCCGTGACATTCTTTCGCGATATCCTGCATACATTCCGTCCGTTTTGCATGGAGTAGTTGCGGATGAATCCCAAAAAAATCGTGTTGGTATCTTGCCCTCACGTATGCGAATGCACTTAAGGAATGAATGCTCGTCTTCATATTCAGTGTCAACAAACCAAGCACCATATCCACCAGTGGCAGCGCATTGGAATCCAGTTTGATAGACAACCTTTGCATAAGATGCAAAGGTTATATCTTTAACCAAGGCTTCACGCACTTCAACGGTTTCAGGTGGTACGGAATTATCAGGTATGCATTCAATCGAAGGTGTATTTTGCCGTTGCTCACCAACAAGATGGTTAATCAGGGGCGCAATCTTGTTCATGGTTAGCGGGATTTTCTTGTATGTCTCAAATACACGTGCTTCATCATCAAGCCACTGGTTACCCCATACAAATTGATTGAATTCGTTATAGGTGTCCTTGTTATCCTTCCAATAGTTATCCCAAAACTCTATTTTTTGTCTTACATCTTGGGCTTTCTCGATATCTTTGCGTGCCATAACTGCGTGTCCTTGAGTTATAATCTATGCAAATAGTGTAGCACGTAACTAAGTGAACATAGAACCGTGCTGTTTTGGCATAAATACGGGCTGATATTGTGATTCTCCAGCGTGTTGACCCATACTGAACGTAAGCATAAGGCTGTCGGCAAGATCAGGAGAAGGCATGCCACGTTTACGCAAATCGTCTTTACTCTCAATCAGCAATTGTCCATTGCTTCGATGCTTATAACCAAGCGAACACAAATCAGCATGCAGTTCGTCTTCATCCGGTATCTGTACGTCTAACTCACCCATAAGCCAGTCGCGCATCTCTGCCCATAATTCAGCGCGAAGATTGCCGTAAACTTCTTTATTGTTAGCTGAACGAGCAACGTTAACGCCTTCAACGCATGAATATCCCATCTCTTGCAATCTATCGACCACACCAGCACCAATACCAATGCAATCAATGAATACTTTTGCTGGTTTCTCTTTCTCTATCATGCCTTTCAACTTGCCCGCTAATTCCATGGTGTTGTAATTACGCAATGACTCAATATCATAGGCTACACGTCCTTTGCGCTTGATGATTGCGCATCTATCGTTATCGCCAATCGCGGGATCGACTCCAATAATCAGCGGCGCAGTTGGTGAAACTTGAACGTTTGCCTTGCGTGCCTTGGTTACAAAGCGAGAATTGATGAATGTATCGTCTACAGGATTAAGGAACGCATCCGCAGCGCAACATGGATACTCTTGGTTGAATAGCTTAACGCCTTCATCGTGATCGCTACTGAACTGGCCTATCTTAAACCTACGCCAATAAATATGCTCGCGTGTCATGCCATTATTTGCATAAGCATCTAACAATGATTGCTCATCTTCACTAAGCAGTATCTCGCTATGATCTTGTTTGTAGTATGCGGTGTATTCCGGCTGCCAATACCAAGGTACAAAGATTGCCTGAAATTCAGACAAACCTTTCTCTGCTGCAACCCATGAGCTATGAAAGAAGTTGCCTATTCCGTTGGCGGTAGATTCTAGAATAATCTCGGTATTGTCTTGGTCGCCTACTGCTTGGAATAATCCTTGCGCGTGTTCTGCTGCGTTAGGCCAATGGGCAACCTCTGAGCCATGAAGTAGCTGGACAGTTTGAGATCGTCCAGTTCCCTTTGCGCCTGCTGTTCCGATTGCATATCCGGAATCAATTGATTCAAATTTAAGCTCTTTCTGACTGTCTCTGTTAGCACGTGGACATAGCCCAACGGGTAAGTATTCATAATACCTCTTGGTCATTTCAAATAAGTTTTTCGTGGCTTGCCCTTCATGCGTGAGAATGAAAGTCTTAATACCGCGATTGGTTATTG